ACATCAGTATGATACCTGTGAACATCGAGGTACTCGACTTCGTAAGGTTTATTGATTTCTAAAAGTTTGTTGACATTTTCTTTGTCCCTGTCGTTACCGTTGAACTTAGTGCTTCCAGTAACTACTACTCGATAGTTAGGATAGATTTTACCTAATTTGTAAAGATCTAATTCCTTAACTTTTGGTGTTAATTCTTTCATTTGAATTTATAATTTGTTTCTACAAAGGTGTGCTGTTACGCCAAAGGCCCCTCAAAAGGAAGTCGGAAGAAGTTCTTCACTAAATATTGAGCATTTTGCTACTGACTAATAGCTCCCATCCCATCCTCAACCCTTACTCAAAATTCCGTTCCTAGATAGTTTGCATAAATTTATCCCATGACCTATTCGATTCTTACCATTCTACTGCTTTTATTACTTGTCATTCGATTGCTTATGACAGTAGTATTTTTCTCAGATAATACGCTACATGATCTATGGGTTCACTTTAGCCACTCTTTAAAAGTTTGCTGCTTCGAAGCATACTTCCCCTTGGTCACTGAAACTTATATTTTAAAAAATGTACCTTATTTTGTTCCAAGGTATTTCTTTGTTATGTAATGTCTTGAATTCTTCAATATATTGTCTCTTTAAATAAGCCTTGTAGCGTACATTTCTGCCGCCATATTCGCTTGTTTTTGCTTCTTGAATACTAGGAGCCCACAATAATTTTTCAGTCTCAGGATGAGCCTCTAAATTGAACATGTGCATTCCTACGTTGTGTGTAAGGAAAATTACCTCAGCTAATACTTCTGGTTTATACTCATCTTTGATATGTTCGTTCACTAGCTTAAATAAAACCTTATAATCATCCTTCCAGCCATCATAAACGATAACAGGACTAAAGTTAAGATGAATTTCATATCCTGCCTTTATAAAAGTATTTACAGCTTTTATTCTATCCAGTATTTTTGTTGTACCTGGTTCTAGTATTGATGATAACTTTTGCGGCATCATACTAAAACGTATACGAACTTTCTTTTCTGGATTAAAAGATAAAAATCTCTTAGGAATGTACTTAGTAGCTAGAGTAGCTTTTGCTACAGGATGAGTACGAAAGAATTCAAATGTTTGCTTCCAATCATGAAACTTTGAATGAAGTGCATAGTCTTCGTTACAACTGATATCGTAAGTTATAAACTTAGCATCAGTTTGATTTGGTTTCTTAACTGTTGGTTGCATAACTTCACTAAATGCATGGTTATTGATTGCAGTTAAAATTGCTCCTGTATTAGTTGCAATTGTAACTCCATCTTTTAGATGTCTTCTCATATAACAATATGCACACTTATATAAGCAGCCAAATCCAAAACTCGGACTTATGAAATCTGAACTTCTTTCTGATTTACGGATTTTAAAAGTTTTCCGTTCGACTTTCTGTACCTTCATGACTTTGATTCTCAAAAGGCCATAGCGGAGTAAAATAACTCGCTATTGATTTCTATCTAATATCAATGAAAGACGATTAAGGATATCCGTCTTTCTAACTCTTGCTTGCTTGTGGTTAGACCCATAAACTTGTTTACCCTCCACATACACTGATAAAGTAAATGGGGCAATGTTGTATGAGGCGTATTCATATTCTACAACTTTCACAGGTCCAAATTCCCTTATAAATCTTCTATAGTATCTATAAGGATGCTTATCGTCCCATTGGCGACTTCTCATTCCCCATTCTACTTTAGTAGTTTGTTCAGGTTTTGGTATTAGTTGTTCATCTTTCTTATAGCGGAAGTATTCAAATTTACTATGCTCCAACTTACTAAACTCCGAATAAAAGAGTCTTAAAAATTGAGCTTTAGTTCCTTTGAAAAACTCTCTTGCTACCAGTAAATTTCGACTGTCAGGGGAGCTCATAAAATTTACTATCTGTTCTTTCAACTCTGGATCCAGAGGATAATGTTTTACTTTTGCCATAAATAGAAAAAGCCCACCCGTTAAGGTGAGCTTTGTTTTACTTTCGTAGTGATAAAATCCTCCATTTATTGTCTGGAGCTTCATTAAAATACTGGAATCGCCAATCACAGATATTCCACTTACAGTAGATGGCTCCTTGTCCTTCGAAAGTGAAGTAATCAGGGTCTCCAAATTGTAAATGATGTCTTAATTGATTTTTCCAATAGGCTCTAGTAGCTTTGTTAGCTCTCTTTCTAGCGCCTCTAAATCCGTCTTTTATCACCGGATTTTTCTTTCTTGATCTGCTCATTGTTCATTGTTGTAAATTAAAAAATTTACATGAACAAAAGAGCTACAGTTTTAATACGCATGATTAATGAGATTTAATTTGTTAGTGCGCCTGGAAGGACTCGAACCTTCGATCCTCCGGGTAAAAACCGGATGCCTTACCAACTTGGCCACAGACGCATTAAGAAGTACCCGGAAAGGGAGTCGAACCCTTACCCCAAACAATTGAGACTAGATTTTAAGTCTAGCGCGTATAACCATTTTCGCCATCCAGGTATATTGTACTCCAGGTGGGGATCGAACCCACAAAATCACCACATCCTAAATATGGCCGCTTTGCCTGTATTTGCGTACCGGAGCATTATAGTGAAACGAAAGTTCCATCACATTTATTACAACTATATAAACTCTTGTTTAGTTCCGGATCATAGCCCATAAAGTCTAAAACTCCATCGCATTCTGGGTTACCACACAAACTATCATTTGATGGTGTGAACCAGCTAAGAATCCATTTAAGTATTTTTTTCATAATTTTTATTTAGGTGACTAACGGGATTCGAACCCGCTTATACAAGAACCACAATCTTGCGCATATCCTGACATGCTCTAGTCACAGTCTAAGTGGAGAGACTCGAACTCCCATGTTCTGCGTCCCAAACGCAGCGATATAACCATTCATCCACACCTAGATTAAAATCGTCATTCCTTTCCAAGAGAAATAGCTACCAAGTTACTTGTTCGCAATCCGCCCGTGCTTGACACAAACGATGCGCCTCACTCTCACTAGTCTAACTTATCCCGCCACCAGCTTGGTCTGACTTCACATATCAAATATGCAATGGGAACGTATTTGACAACGATTTTATTTTTAGTCGAAGAAGTAACCGGAGTCGAACCGATGATCTCTTGCGTGTAAAACAAGTGCTTTAAACCAGCTAAGCTATACTTCTATGGCGGGACAGGCTACTTCGTTACTAGTAACGACCTCCAGATAGACGTGTCTGGAACTCACGTCTGAGCTTCTGTCCCATATTGCGGAAGCAACTGGACTCGAACCAGTGCACCATTTTACCGATGTACGCCTTAGCAGGGCGCTGCATTACCAACTCTGCCATACTTCCGTTTTGTTTGTCCATTATTTTAGTAAATAATTTCTCCAATCCAATTTCTCATGATATTAAAATCTATCTGGGTCAAAATGAATAGCAGCACAATTCCATTCAACTTTAGGTTTACAAGTTTTTCTTGGAAGATTTGGTTCATCTACCATATCAACAAAATTAGTTGCCTTTATCCTCTCTTCTAAGGCCTTTTGAAATTCAGCGTCAAACTCTTCTTTGGTTTGTTCAACTTGCTCGTTATTTAACTCAATAGTTATAGGATAACGATCCCAAAAGTCTCGTACTAAAACATAGCAACCAGTTTCAGTTACTTTGAATCCATAAAAGTTTTCATAGTTACCTGCTTCTTCTTTAAGTAATTTACTTAATTTGAAACTACATCCTTCATAAATATTCTGTAGGAGTTGTAACTTAACTGCTTTGTAACCAAGTTCTTTTTGCTTCTCTATTATTATTTCTGTATTATTCATCTTCTTCTACTAATTCTATTTGATCTGCGAAGAATATAAATTCTCCTGTTTTGTATTTCTTAGTTTGCCAAGGTGTAGGAAGTTGCATTATAAGTCCTATTCTATTTCCAGAATATTCAGCCCAAAATTCACCAACTTCTCCAGTAAATTCATAATCAATACCTACAGCTTGTAGACTTTCAAAGTCTGCTATTACTCTATATTTATCTGCCATTTCAATTAACTTTTGCACAGTTGGCCGGAGTCGAACCGACAGGTCACGGTTTTGGAGACCGCTTATCGCACCTATGAGCAACTGTATTTTGAATGTAAGTATAGGAGTCGAACCTTGAATACATCTTTTAAAATTAGTTTTAATTCCCTAGTACGCCTAATTAAACTATCTCCGATACCCTTCGGAATTACTTACATAGAGTCCCTGACTCGATTCGAACGAGCATAAATGGGTTTGCAATCCATTGCCTAGCCATTCGGCCACAGGAACAAGTAAAAAGGACGGCGGTATTATAATTACTTAATAACTCTATATTAAGGTTGCTTATTACCTCGCTTTCACTCATGCTACTTAACATGTATTTTCACCATGAGCAGGATATATTTCTAATCTACTCTCGTCCTCGATCCAATGATGAGGTTCGAACTCACTACCTCCGGTTTACAAAACCGGCGCACTTCCACTAGTGCTTCATTGGAATATTGTGAATTGTTGGGGATTCGAACCGACTTCAAACAAGTATTAATCCATTTCATAAGTTTTCCGGACAACATTATGAACTAAATCTTTACTCTAAGTTTTGCCTTGCCTTTACGGCGATGAGTTTACAGCTCACCTCTACTTCGCCACATAGATTGACAATTCATTTGGTGGAGATGACAGTAATCGAAACTGCAATCATCTGCTTGGAAGGCAGGCGCCTTAAACCATTCGGCCACACTCGCATTATAAAGTAAAGATATCTCCTAAGCCTAAGAATTTGAAAAGATTGAATTTCTTTTCAGCTTTTTCTTCTG